GATGTTGACGGTATTGGATATTGCGTAAAATTTGACTTCGCTTGTAAAGCTGAAAACGTTTGTGATGCTTGGGAGAGTGGAGGTCCAATAACAGATTTTGATGATATCAACACGCTTGAGCCGATTGAGGGTAACGAGAGGGATATTTTCTAATGGCAGTCGAACGTGGATTGGGTTCTGGTGGCTTACCTGAAGCTCCTATGATTCCAGAGCAAGAAATACTTCAGAATGTAATTGATTTACCTGCACAGCCCGGAGTTACTGAGTTTGATGACGGCAGTGCGATTATTGGTGAATATGAAGAGGAGCAAGCTCCTATTGTAGATGTGGGCTTTGACGGCAACTTAGCGGAGGTTGTTGATGAGGCCGAGCTTGGTCGTATTTCATCTGATTTGGTTGGTTCTATTGAGGATGATTTAGCTGCTCGTGAAGATTGGGAAGATACATATAAGCGCGGTTTAGAGTTTCTTGGCATGAAGACTGAGGAGCGTTCAGAGCCGTTTGAGGGGTCTTCTGGGGTTATTCATCCATTGCTGGCTGAAAGTGTTACGCAGTTTCAGGCGCAGGCATATCGTGAGTTATTGCCAGCCACTGGTCCTGTTCGTACTTCTGTTGTTGGTGCGCAGAATGAAATGCTTGTTAAGCAGTCTGAGCGCGTCAAGGATTACATGAATTATATGATTACTTACGAGATGGAAGAGTATGATCCTGAGTTGGATCAAATGCTGTTTTATCTTCCAGTAATTGGATCGACTTTTAAGAAAGTTTACTTTGACCCGCTCAAGGGGCGTGCGGTTAGTAAATTCATTCATGCTGAAGATATGATTGTGCCTTATGGCGCGACTGATTTGATGTCATCACCGCGGATTACGCATCGTATTACGATGGATTCTAATGAGGTTCGCAAGTTGCAGCTAACTGGATTTTACCGTGACATTGAGTTGCCCGGAGAATCTGAGAGTGACACTGCTGCGATGGGCGAGGTTGAAGAGTCTATTGATGATATTCAAGGCGTACATCCTAGTGGTCCATCTGAAGAATTGACCTTGTATGAGGTTCATACGTCTTTGGACATTGAGGGTTTTGAGGATATGGGCGCTGATGGCGAGCCTACAGGTTTGCGTTTGCCTTATATTATTACGATAGTTGCTGATAGCGGAGATGTTTTGTCTGTTCGTCGCAATTATCCAGAGATGGACCCAATGAAGCGTGCGAAGCAATATTTCGTGCACTACAAGTTTTTGCCGGGTCTTGGTTTTTATGGCTTGGGGCTAACGCATATGATTGGCGGTTTAGCGCAGGCTTCTACTTCTATTTTGCGTCAATTGATTGATGCAGGCACGCTCTCCAATCTTCCAGCAGGCTTTAAAGCCCGTGGCGCTCGTATCCGCGATGAAGACAATCCCCTTCAACCGGGTGAGTTCCGCGATATTGATGTGGTTGGAGGCACCCTGCAAGGCTCTTTGATGCCACTCCCCTTTAAGGAGCCTTCAGGGACGCTTTATAACCTTCTTGGAACGCTTGTAGACGCTGGACGTAGGTTTGCATCTATGGCTGACATGAAGGTTGGTGAGATGAGCGGTGAGACGCCCGTTGGCACCACGATGGCGATTATGGAGCGCGGCACAAAGGTTATGTCTGCGATTCATAAACGTTTGCACTATTCTCAAAAGATTGAGTTTAAGCTGCTTTCGAAAATATTTGCTGAAACCATTCAGGCGTATCCATATCCTGCTGACATGCAGATGGGGCCAGAAGTGTTTGTGCAAGACTTTGACCAGCGCGTTGATGTGTTGCCGTCTTCTGATCCGAACATTTTTTCTATGTCGCAGCGTATTGCTTTGGCGCAAACTGAGTTGCAGTTGGTTCAGTCCAATCCGCAGATTCACGGTGGCCCACAAGGATTATATCAGGCGTATCGTAAGATGTACGAAGCGTTGGGAGTTAATAACATTGACGCGATACTTCCTCCTCCTCCACAGCCACAGCCTGCGAATCCATCTAAGGAGAACCAGAACGCTCTTATGGGTGCTCCTTTGCAGGCATTCCCTGATCAAGACCATGAGTCCCACATAGAGGCTCATATGGCGGTTATGTCCACTCCTGCTATGCAGCTTAACCCGAATGCTATTATGGCGCTGCAAGGCCACATACAGGAGCATATTGGGCTATTAGCGGAAGCACAGGCCCAGCAAGAGATTATGAGCCAGATACCTCCAGAGCAGATGCAAATGATGCAGCAGCAGGCTCAAATGATGCCTCCACAGGAGGGTCCACAAGGTCCTATGCCGCCTGATCCTATGCTGCAGTTTAAGCCGCAGATAGATGCTCGTGCTGCTGAGATTATTGCTGAAATGACTGAGCAACTAGCGCAAGCAGTATCTCCACCGCCACAATCTGATCCACTTGTGGATATCCGAAATCAGGAGCTTCAGTTAAAAGCTGCTGACTTACAGCGCAAGCAATCTGAGTTTGAAGCGAAGCAAGAATTTGATCGTGAGAGAGAGCGTAATGATGTTCTTACTGCACAGCAAAGAATTGACGTTTCAGAAGCTGCATTAGCTGACAAGACTAGGGTTGCCGAAGAGCGCATTCAGACGCAGAGGGATATAGCTGCGTTAAACGCTAGTATGAAAGGTCAGTAACATGGCATCGTCTATAAGAGAGAAGATGGCTGAACAGGAGAAAGCCAAGAAAGTTGCGCGGAGGAACGCTAATGCCGTTGAAGCAGGGGTCAAGCCAGCAGACAATCAGCCAAAACGTGTCGAAGCTAGTGTCGGAGGGGTATCCGCAGAAGCAAGCAGTAGCGATAGCGTTAAGACAGTCTCAAAAAAGAAAAAAGCCCCCGTCAAGAAAAAAGCTAGTTCGAAAAGCTAAGGGTGGAATAGTTTCTAGGTTTAGCAAAACAGCTAGACCCCAGAAGTTCCGAGGTGTTTTCTGATTTTGTGGTAATTGTACTTGTGTTTCCCGTATAATCGCATACTATATGCGGTATGGACGCAATACATCTTGCAGATTATTTATATAAAGGCATACGCGAGCGCAGTGTGCGTCTTAAAGACAAGCTCGCGGATGGTTCGATACAAACTTTTGATGAGTATCGGTATTTAGTAGGTGAAATACGCGGCATGGCCTACGTCGAAGACGAATTAAGGACCGCGATGAAAGGTATAGAATACGCAGATGACTAAAAAGTTATTTGTGCCAAAGCACGTTGCTAAAGCAGCGGAAAAGGCCATAAAGGGTGCAGGGGCAATGCCCAAGCCTATAGAAAACGCGTTTGGCAAAGGCGCGGAAAATAAAAACGAAGATGATCCTTCCAAGATGGAGGCTTCTTCACTTGAGAGACTGCCACAGCCTACGGGCTATCGCGTTCTTATCATTCCTTATTACCCTAGCGAAAAGACAAAAGGCGGTATTATCGTTCCTGATCAGGTTCGTGAGCGTGAGTCTTTTGCTACGGTAGCAGCTTATGTCGTGAAACTAGGCCCCGATGCCTATATGGACACCCAGAAATTCCCAAATGGTCCTTGGTGCAATGAGAAAGATTGGGTTCTTATAGGAAGATATAGTGGAAATAGGTTCAAAGTGGAGGGACTTGAGGTTCGTATTATAAATGACGATAATATTATCGCTACGATTCTTGACCCAAAAGACATTTCGTATGTATAAGGTAACTGAGAGCAAGGAAAATGGCTATGTCTGAAGACATTCGTGAAAACGAAGAACTTGAGAGCAATACCTCTGTTGAGCTTGATGATGATCAAGATGATGAGGTTATTGAAGTTTTATCTGACGATGATGAGACAACCCGAACAAATGTTCGAGAAAAATCATCTGGTGATGATGAGTTAGAAAATTACAGTGATTCCGTTCAACGTCGAATCAATCAATTAACCGCAAAACGTAAGCAGGCTGCTGAAGAGGCGCAAGCCGCGGTTCAGTATGCGCAGCAAATGCAGCAAGAAAACGCTGCTATGCGTCAGCGACTTGAGAAAATGAACCAAGGCTATAACACTGAAGCCGAAGGTCGTCTGAAAGCTCAAGAGGCACAAGCCAAGAAAGCTATGGCAGAGGCTTATGAGGCGGGTGATTATGAAAAAGTAGCAAATGCGCAGCAAGCAATCTCTAAGATTTCCATTGCTCAAGAGCGTGTTCGTATTCAAAAAGCTAAAATTGCGCAGCAACAAGAAGCGGCACAAAATCAACAAGCTCAACCACAAGCGGCCCCTCCACAACAGCAGGCTCCGCAACAGCAAGCGGCTCCTGATCCTAAGCTGGAGAAGTGGTTGGGCAAAAATCAATGGTTTGGACAGGATCGCCTTATGACGCGAGCAGCCCAAGCTATCCATGAACAATTGGTATTAGAAGAGGATTTCGATCCTACGAGTGATGATTACTACAAAGAAATCGACTCTCGTATGCGTAAAGAAATGCCTAACAAGTTTCAGGAGAAACGGTCCAACGCTCAGACTGTTGCTCCTGCGTCTGGAAACGGACGGTCTGTAAAGTCAGGGCGGAAAAAGGCGGTGGAATTAACACCGGGTCAAGTGGCATTTGCGAAAAAGATGAGGATTCCTCTCGACAAATACGCAAAAGAAGTCGCAAAATTAGAAAATCGGAGTCAATAAAATGGCAAACAGGACACCACGCGAATCAAACACGCGGGAACGCTCAGAACGTTCAATGGAATGGCGACCCGGTTCTGCCTTGGAAGCTCCAGAAGCCCCCCTCGGTTATAAACACCGTTGGATACGCGAATCTGTAATGGAATTCGACGATAAAACTAACGTACACAAGAAACGGCAAGAAGGCTGGGACCTCGTTCGCGCTGAAGAGTATCCCGATTATGTAGGGCCTGTAGTAGATGAGGGACGTAACGCTGGCACCATTGGTGTTGGTGGTCTTGTTCTCGCTCGTATCCCCGTCGAAATGGCTGATCAGCGGAATAAACACTATCAAGGTGTTTCTCAAAATCAACTGGATGCAGTGGATCGTGACTGGATGCGTGAAAACAATTCAGCCATGCCGAAACTTGCTCCGCAACGTAAATCTTCCGTATCCTTTGGAATGAAGGGACGCGGAAACTCTGAAGGAGAGTAAAGATGTCTAATCAAGACGCTGCTTTCGGCCTTCGCCCAATCAAAACGAGCACAAGCTCGCAGAGACAGAATCGCTATCGTATTGCCTCCGGGTATAGCACAAGTATTTTCCAAGGTGACTTAGTTCTTGTCGCCACTGACGGAACAATCACTCGTGCCCCTGCTGGTGGTACTGCCTTGATTCTGGGCGTATTTAACGGCTGTTCATATGTAGATTCTAGTGGTGATATTATTTTTTCAAACTACTGGCCTGCAAGTGCAACTGGGACAGATATTTTCGCAAATGTCGTTGATGACCCAAGTGCAACCTTTGAAATCCAAGCTGACGCTGCATTCCCTGTAGCTGATTTGTTTGGCAACTTTGACATTGTTGACGCGACAGCAGGAAGTACCGTAAGTGGTAATTCTCGCACTGAGCTAGATGTCACAACGGGTGCGACGACTGCTGGTCTTCCACTTAAAGCAATCGACATTTCTCAGGACCCTGAGAATAGCGATGTAGCCACCGCGAACACTAATGTGATCGTAAAAATCAACAACCACCTGTTCAGTGCTGGCACTGTGGGTCTAGCATAAGGAGACTGAGTTATGGCTATTTCACGTTCACAACTCGTTAAGGAGCTAGAGCCGGGTCTTAACGCTCTGTTCGGCATGGAATATGACCGCTATGAAAATCAACATGCGGAAATATTCGACACTGAATCTTCAGACCGTGCGTTTGAAGAGGAAGTTATGCTCGTCGGATTTGGGAATGCTCCCACAAAATCCGAAGGTTCTGGTGTAGAGTTCGACAATGCAAATGAAGCGTACACTGCTCGTTATTCACACGAAACAGTTGCTCTCGCATTCGCATTGACCGAAGAAGCAATCGAAGACAACCTGTATGACCGTCTTGGTGCTCGTTATACGAAGGCGCTTGCGCGTTCTATGGCACACACTAAGCAGGTTAAAGCGGCGTCAGTATTAAACAACGCGTTTAATGCTAACTTCTCTGGTGGTGACGGTGTTGAGCTTTGCTCAACTGCGCACCCACTTTCAGGTGGCGGTACTTTCCGCAACGAGCCATCAACAGCGGCTGACCTCAACGAAACTTCGTTGGAAAATGCGTTGATTGATATCTCAACCTTCGTAGATGAGCGTAATATGATTATTGCTCTGCGCGGCACAAAAATGGTTATTCCACCACAACTGCAATTCGTTGCAGATCGTTTGTTGGAATCAACATTGCGTGTTGGCACAGCCGATAATGATGTAAACGCGATTCGCAACATGGGGATGCTTCCAGAGGGTTACACTGTTAACCACTTCTTGACAGACCCAGATGCGTTCTTCATCAAAACTGACGCGCCTAACGGATTCAAGCACTTTGAGCGTTCTCCAATGAGAACAAACATGGAAGCTGACTTCGACACAGGCAACATGCGCTTTAAAGCGCGTGAGCGTTACAGCTTTGGGTTCTCAGACCCACGTTGCGTTTTCGGTTCCCCCGGAGCGTAACATATGTTATAGATGAGGTGGGCGTTTCATGCCTTCCTCCCTGTAACTAGGGGCTACTTCGGTGGCCCCTTTCTTTTTTTATTGATTGTGTTATTGTGATTTCATCCCTGACAGCCACATTCTGTGGCTGACTTAACCCAGACAGGAGATTGACATGGGTACTACTACTTTTTCTGGTCCGATTAAGGCTGGAACCATCAAAAATACAACAGGCACTACACTTGGTTCTGACGTTGCTAACGTTGGTCAGGTTGTTATGTCACAAACCTTTTCGGCAGATTTGTCTGGCGGGGCATTAGCCGCGTCTGTTACTGACGTTGTTATTCCTGCAAATTCTCAGATTATTGACTGTGTAATTGATATAATTACTGCTGCTAATGCTACAACTAACTTGAGTGTTGGTGATACTGTTGGCGGTGCGGCAACAATTCTTAACACTTTTGCAAGTGGTACAGATGCAGGTCGTAAGTATCCAACAACACAAGCTGGCGCTGCACTCGCTTGGCAAGATACAGGAACAGCAGATATTCGTTTGACTGTAACTGCTTCAGCAGCAACAAATGCGGGTTTGGTTCGTTTTACTATTCTATACGCTCAAAACAACAACTTAGCGTGATAGGAGCTTAACATGGCAGGTCCAGTAAAGGCATATAATTGGGCGCAGGGAACATCTGCGGCTGTTGTCGGTCCTGCTCGTTCTCGCATCCGTCAAATTGTAATTTATGCAGCCGCAGCGGGTGCTTTTACGATTAAAGATGGTAGCGGTTCGGGCGATACATTGATTACGCAAACTTTTCCAACAGGGATGCATCACTTAAACATCCCCGATGATGGTATTCTCGCTACAAGCGGTGCGTATGTTAGTGCTTTCACGGGATCAAGCAACGAACTGACAGTATTCTTGTCTTAAACTATGGTGGGGGATTATTTTATTTCCCCACCTAAAAGTTTGATAGGTGATTAATGCCTCGTAAAAAAGAAAACCCAATACGCAAAACCACTGGTAAGGGCGGTAATTACCGTAAGACCAAATCAGGTGCTGGCATGACCAAAAAAGGCGTTGCCGCGTATAAAAAAGCAAATCCCGGCTCTAAGCTAAAGACTGCTGTGACAGGCAAAGTTAAAAAGGGCAGCAAGGATGCCAAGCGGCGTAAGTCATATTGCGCACGTTCGGCTGGACAAATGAAGAAGTTTCCAAAGGCGGCAAAAGACCCAAATAGCCGCTTGAGGCAGGCGCGTAAGCGTTGGAAGTGTTAAATGGCTATAGGCCGCTCACAGATGAGGCAGCAGATTAGCAAGCCTCCTATGAAGAGGAAGAAAAATGCCAAAGGACGCGTGTTATCGAAAGGTAAAGGCAAGGTACAAGGTTTTTCCAAGCGCATACGCAAGCGGCGCAATAGCTAAATGCCGAAAAGTAGGTGCTAAAAACTGGGGAAACAGCAAGAAAAAGCCTGTTAAGAAAGCAATGGGCGGCGCTATTATGCCTTCTAATGACTTCCGTAAGCGTCCAGTGCGTCGAATGGTAAAAGGTGGTGAAGTGGTCGCAAATGGTTGCGGAAAGGTGATGTCTGATCGCCGCAAAGTGACAAAGAAAAGATAATGGCTGTAAGAAAGACAAAAAAGGGTGCTGCACTCAAACGCTGGTTTAAAGAAGACTGGAAAGACGTTAGAACAGGCAAAGCATGTGGGCGTAAAAAGGGTGAAAAACGTGGCACTCCATATTGTCGGCCTAGCAAGCGTGTAAGCTCCAAAACGCCTAAGACAGCTTCAGAGATGACATCTGCTGAAAAGAGTAGTAGAATATCTCAAAAGAAACGTCTTGGACAGCCTGCTGGCAAGCCAAAAAGGGTTAAATCCCTTAAAAGGAAGAAGAAATGACTGTATCCGGGTCTAAAGATTTTGAACTAGATGTAGCTGATTACATCGAAGAGGCTTTTGAGCGTTGCGGCTTAGAAGTTCGTACAGGTTATGATCTGAAGACTGCAAAGCGTTCCTTAAATCTTATGTTTGCTGATTGGGCTAACCGCGGATTGAACCAGTGGACGATAGCCCAGCGCAACTTTACTGTTACAGAAAACGATGGTGATATTGATCTTGGCACTGATGTAATCGATATCTTATCCCTTGTCGTGCGTAGGGACGGAACTGATTATGCGTTAAACCGCATCAGTAGGGATGAATATCTTAACATTCCTACAAAATCCACAACTGGGCGACCCACGCAGTTTTTTGTAGATAGACAAATAAACCCTTCTTTAAAAATGTGGCCTTTGCCCGATAATAGCACAGACGTTGTTTTATATAATGCTCTTGTTCGCATGGATGATGCTGATAACTACGTTAATACCCTTCAATTACCCTTTAGATTTTACCCAGCGTTAGCTGCTGGATTAGCGTATTATATGAGCATAAAGCGTGCTCCTGATCGCTTGCAGATGCTTAAAGGCATTTATGAAGAAGAAATGAACCGCGCAATGGATGAGGATCGTGATCGTGCGTCCTTCCGCGTTGCCCCAGACTTGAGGAATTATCGTTATGTCTAAGTATGCCACAGGAAAGTGGGCATATGGAATATCTGACCGATCTGGCTTTCGCTATCGGCTCAGAGACATGCGTAAAGAGTGGAATGGTCTTCTTGTAGGTAAAGATGAGTGGGAGGCAAAACAGCCGCAACTAAATCCTCTTCGTGCAACCCCTGATCCACAGGCATTGCGTAATCCGCGCCCTGAACAAAATGTTGCTCAACAAAACAACATACAATGGGGCTGGAATCCTGTAGGTTTTAAGGGCGATGAGGGCCTAACTCCAAATAATTTGCTTGCCACTGGGTCCGTTGGCAGCGTAACGGTGACAACATCATGAGCTTTACATACGCAGAATTGAAAACGGCTATTCAGGATTACACTGAAAACACAGAGACAACCTTTGTGAACAGTCTTGATATCTTTATTAAAAACACTGAAGAGAGAATACTGAAGATTGCCCAGCTAGAGGTTTTTAGAAAAAACCAAGGCGGGAGCCTGACAGCAGGCAATGAATATCTGGCGCTTCCTAACGATTATCTCGCGCCTTTCAGTCTTTCGTTTACAAACGGAAGCAACAAAGAGTTTGTGTTGTTTAAAGATGTAAACTTTGTTCAGTCTTTTAACCCGAACAATTCTACGACTGGTGCTCCTCGCTATTATGCGCAGTTTGACATTGATAATTTTATCTTAGGTCCAACACCTGATGCTGCATATAACGTGGAGCTTCATTACTTTTATCGGCCATTAAGCCTGACCGCTTCTGGAGATAATGGCACCACATGGTTAAGCACCAATGCCTCCGTGGCGCTTTTATACGGCTCTTTAATTGAGGCTTATACCTTTATGAAGGGTGAAGCCGACTTGGTTCAGAACTATACTCAAAGATTTACTGAAGCCATGTCCCGTGTTAAAAACTTTGGTGAGTCACAAGAAGTCACAGATGCTTATCGCACTGGATTGATATTAAGAGAGAAAACATGATACCTAGTATGAATATTGACCTACCTGAAGATTATAAAGTAGAGGTACACACCACTCAGAACCGTGGCTTTACGCCAGAAGAAATAGCAGAACGGTGTGCAGAAAAAATTATTTCGGTTTCAGATGAAGCACATCCTGCAATACAAGCGCAAGCCCGTGCTTTTCAGAAACGTATTGTGCAGTTGGTAGGGTTCTATTTACGCGAAGCTGTTAAAAGTGATCGAACTACTGTATATAATGCAATCAAAGATGCGGGTCACCCTGACCTCGCTGAACTTATAAGGAGAATGTGACATGGCCTTTTCAGGAAACTTTATGTGCACCAGCTTTAAGAAAGAGCTTCTTGAGGCTGTTCACAACTTTAAAAATTCAGGTGGTAGCACCTTTAACCTTGCGCTTTATACAAATAGTGCCTCTTTCAATGCTGCGACAACAGCGTATACCTCTTCGAACGAAGTGTCTGGAACGGGGTACACAGCCAAAGGTGCGGCTCTTACTAGGGTTGATCCAAGCACAAGCAGTACAACAGCGTTAACTGATTTTGCTAATTTAACATTTAGCACTGCGACGATCACAGCCCGTGGCGCGTTAATCTTTAATGATAGTGCGTCAGGTGATCCTTCGGTTGTAGTGCTAGACTTTGGCGGTGACAAAACGTCTACCGCGGGCGACTTTACCATTGTGTTCCCAACAGCGGACGCAAGTAATGCCATTATTCGGATAGCCTAAGTTTTAGGCATACGAAATGGCACTTATTGCAGGTTGGGGTCGCGGCACATGGTCTGAAGGAGCTTGGAGCAATCCACTCCCTGTAACAGTTACGGGTGTTTCTGCTACAGGCCAAATTGGTTCAGTTACCGTATCGGGAGCAAGCGATGTTCCCGTTACAGGAATTGATGCCACAGGTAGTGTTGGGGCCGTAACTATTGTTGCAGAAGCAAATGTTTCTCCAACAGGCGTAGGTGCTACAGGGCAAGTAGGGACGGCGGTAGCTTCGGCGGCAGCGGTTGTTTCTGTCACTGGCGTATCCTCAACAGGTAGTGTTGACGCCGTAACAGTTATCGCAGAAGCCGATATATCGGTTACAGGTATATCCGCTGCGAGTAGTGTTGGGGCCGTAACGGTTATCGCGGAGGCTAATGTTTCCCCGACAGGAGTTGGAGCTTCTAGTCAAGTTGGGTCTGTTACTGTTGTTGCGGAAGCTAATGTGTCTGTTACGGGCGTATCTGCAACAGGTCAGGTCGGTGAGGCGGGTGTTCAGCAAGGCGTTGCAGTTTCAGTTAGCGGCGTTTCTGGCACTTCAGCCGTTGGCTCTGTCACAGTTGTGGCTGCGGCAGATGTTTCTGTCACAGGTTTATCGGCTTCAAGCTCCGTAAATGGCGTAACCTTAATCGCAGAGGCTAATGTAGCACCAACTGGACTTGAAGCGACAGGTAGCGTTGGAACGGCGGTAGCAACGGGACAAGCAGTTATTCCGACCACTGGACTTGAAGCGACAGGTGGTGTTGGAAGTGTTACGGTAGTTGCCGAAGCCAACACTTCTGTTACTGGCCTTGATGCGACAGCCTCTGTAGGCACTGTTACCGTAGAAGAAAATGAAATAGTAAATGTTACTGGTGTTGCCGCAATAGCTTCAGTAGGTTCTACAACAGTTATAACAGTAAATAATGTTTCTGTTGTAGGAGTTGATTCTACCGCCTCTGTGGGATCAGTAACCACGACCTCAGACGCTAATATTTCTGTTACTGGAGTGTCTGGTTCCGCAAATGTAGGCTCAGTAACAGTTGATCTTGTTTTAGAGGTTGACGTAACTGGCGTAAGCGCCGCGGGACAAGTTGGGGAAATTGCAGGTTTTAGCCTTGGATGCACTGTATTTCCTGTAGGCGTTGTTGGGACTGGAGAGATAACACCTGTCCTTGTTTGGGGACGTATTGTTCCAAATCAAAATCCGAGCTATAATCCCGTAACACCATCTTCCACCCCAGCATGGAGTGACGAAACACCGTCTCAAACTCCGGGCTGGGATGACATAGCAGCATAGGATAAAAACATGCCAAGTTCATATACATTAAATAACGGTATCGAACTCATTGATACAGGCGAACAGTCTGGCACATGGGGCGATACCACAAACGACAACCTCTCTTTTATTGACACGGCTTTAGACGGTCAGGTGACAATTACAGCATCCAGCGCAGCCAGTAGCGGTTCGCCCAACGATTTGCCTATTACGAATGGAACTGCTTCTAATGGTCGAAATAGACTTGTTGAGATATATAGCGGGACCAACCTTGGTGGTACTGTTTATTACCAACTAACGCCAAATGATGCGGAAAAAATAATCTACATTCGCAATAACCTGAACACGCAGGATTTAATTGTTTTTCAAGGGACATATAACGCCTCAAACGATTATTTGATTCCAAACGGGAAAACGGCTGTAATTTTCTTCAATGGTACGGGAAGCGGAGCGGTAGCTGCTAATGTTATGAGCAACGCACATTTTGATGCTCTGAACATTGTAGGAAACGCCGTTGTTGGTGGCACTCTTGATGTTACAAGTGTGGCTACAGCTACTACGTTTGAACCAGACGGTGACACAGCCGCTGGTGATAATGCAGCGATAGGTTACACAGCCGCAGAGGGTTTGATCTTAACAGGTCAAGGTTCAACAAACGATGTTACAATTAAGAATGATGCTGATGCTGATGTTTTGGAGATACCAACAGGCACAACAAATGTAACGATTGCTGGCAATTTAGGTGTTGGTGGAACTGTGACTGGAACAGGCACCTCTGTCTTTGCTTCATTAGACATCTCTGGTGACATAGACGTAGACGGTACAACAAACCTTGATGTTACAAACATTGTGGGTGATCTTAGTGTTACAGGGGACACAACCACTTTTTCATCAGCAAATGCTGAAGACCCGTTAATAATTATCAAAGACACAACTAATGACGCTAATGCTGCGAGACTTCGTTTTGTAAAAGACAAAGGCGCTGCTGGCGCTGATGACGATGATATTGGCACAATAGAGTTTTTTGCTGATAATGACGCCCAAGAACAGACTAAATTTGCATTAATTCGTGCAGAGGTTGCAGATGCTTCTGACGGTGCTGAAGGCGGTAAACTAAGACTTCAAATTGCTTCCCATGATGGGGAGATGCAAAATGGTCTTATTATAACCGATGGCAGTGCAGAGGATGAAATAGATGTAACTATTGGTAATGGTACTGCTTCTGTAACTACCATTGCTGGAACATTAACCTCTACAGGTGCCATCACTTCTAATGCTGGAATAGTCGTAGACAATATCACCATAGATGGACAAGAAATAGACGTATCCTCTGGCGATCTTACTATTGATGTTGCAGGAGACATTACTCTTAACGCTGATGGTGGAGATTGGTTATTTTACGATGGTTCAGTAACACTAGGTAGCATCCAAAACGATGGTAGCAATAATATTATCTTTATGTCTAATACTAATGATAAAGACATTAAGTTTTTAGGAATAGATAACAGCAGTACCATCACAGCCCTTACCCTTGACATGTCTGATGCAGGTAAAGCTACGTTTAACAACGCAGTATTGGTAAGTGGACAGATACTTGCACACCAAACAAATAAAGGTGTGTTTGAGTACAATAGTAATGTTACAAAGATACATTCTTACGGTGCATCATCTGGT